TCGCTGAAGCGGCTGAGTCAGGCGCCGCCCTTGAGGGCGACAAGAAGTCCCAGTTCGAGGCTCTTACGGCCGAGGCTGGCGTTATTGCCGAGGCGATTCGCAGCGAGAAGGCTGCAGCAGAGGCGCGCAGCGCCGCTGATGCGGTTCGCGCAGAGTTCGCTTCAGTCATCGCTCCGAAGGCTGAGAAGTCTGACGACGAAGTTGCCGAACTGCGCGCTCTTGGGCGCAATGGCGGCGGCAAGACGTTTGAGTACCGCGATGTCACTCGCGCAACCGGACTTGGGAACCCAGTTTCCATCGCCGACCGCGTGAACGTTGTGGCCGCTCAGTTCAACCCATTCATTGACCCAGCAATCGTCACCGTGGTTCGCACGGCGACCGGCAACAACATCCAGTTCCCACGCGTCACGGCGCTTGGAACCGCTGGTTCAGTTGCTGAGGCTGGCACAATCGGTGAGTCAGACGGAACGCTCAGCGCGCTGTCCCTCACTCCAGTCAAGTACGCGACCATCATCCAGGTCTCGGAAGAGCTTGTGGAAGATGCAGTGTTCGACCTCGCCGGCATGATTGCCGACAAGTGCGGCGCTGAAGTTGCAGTTGCTCACGGTGCCTTCGCGGGTACCGCTGTTGCTGCAGCCGCGAACGTTGGCGCAACTGGCACAGGCACGGCGTCGGTCAATCCGACATACACCGACCTCGCCAAGCTCAAGGCTTCTGTGAACCAGGCGTACCGACGCGCTCCAAAGGCGGGTTGGTTGATGAACGACACGACGCTCGGCGTTGTGACGGGCTTGGTTGATACGGCTGGACAGCCAATCTTCCGCGCAGGCGATAGCAACACACCTGACCGACTGTTGGGCGCGCCTATCTACAGCGCAGCGTTGATTGACCTGACCGACAACACCGCAGGAGCAATCCTGTTCGGTGACCTCGGGCAGATTTACACGGCACTCGTTGGTGGCGTCCGCGTGGACGTGAGCCGCGAGTACGCTTGGAACACTGGCCTTGTCTCGTACAAGGTTGAGGTTCGAGGCGCGACCGGACTTGCACAGGCTTCAGCAGTGAAGTCGTACCAGTCAGCCAACGTCGCCTAAGCGTTTAGGCACTAGGTAGCGGCAGGGAGTCGGGCTTCGGCTCGGCTCCCTGTTGCATTAGTGGGAGGCTCAATGGACATCTTCAAGAAACTCAAGGAACTGACCCGCAGGGGTCCTCGTAAAATCAACGCAGAGGCATCTAGGAGCCACGTAGAGCGCGCTATAGTCACGAGGTGGGGCAATACAGCCACCCTGACCAGAGAGCCGCTTAGAGGGCGGGAAAAGGGGAAAAGCGAGTGAGCGAGCAAATCATCCAGCAGCGGCAAATCACGGTTGGCACGGCAGCCACGGCAATCGGCGAAGGGCGCGTGACTGGTTCAACCTTCCACCTCTACGCCGAGGCTGGCGGCAATGCAACTATCTACGTGGGCGGCGCAGATGTGACCGTGAACAACGGCTACATCTTGCACAAGGGTTTGCCGATTGTGATGAGCGTTCCAGAGCGGGTGCAGTTGTATGCTATCGCCACCAACGCCGGTGAGAAAATCAGCGTCCTACAAATCGGAGGCATCTAGATGTCCTACGCAACCCTCGCAGAGTTCAAGGCTGCTATCGGAATCGGCACTGCCGACATCACCGATGACGTCGCGCTCCAGTCGGTGCTTGATGCAACCGACGCGCTGATTGACAACTACACCGACCGACGCCAGGGCTTTGGCACCGCGTCAGAGACGCGCTACTACACGGCGCAGGACTTTCAGTACGTTCTGACCGATGACCTCGTAAGCGTCTCATCGCTGACCACCGACGACAACGGCGACGGCACCTATGAGACAACGTGGGTTGCGAATACCGACTATGTGTTTGCACCGGCGAACAACGCGCTGGATGGCTGGCCGTACAGCAGCATCGAGGTCAGCGTCACATGGCCGAAGAACTTCCCGAAGGGCGTCTATCGCGGCGTGAAGGTCATCGGCGTCTTCGGATGGCCAGCAGTGCCGAGCGCCGTCAAGCAGGCGGCAATCATTCAAGCAGGAGCAGTTTGGTCAAGCCGCACCTCACCGTTCGGCGTCATCGGCTCGCAAGACCTCGGCGGCATCCTTCGCCAGACCCGCGCACTGCATCCTGAGTCGCAAGTGCTTCTTGAGCAGTATCGCCGACGCGAAGGTCTGGCTCGGTGAGCTTCAACGACGCCACGATTCTCGCTGGACTCGCCGCGCACCTCAGTGCGAAGTCGGCTCCAACTGGCTACACGCTGCGACAGGTTCACACCTTCCCGCCGGACAATCTGGCAGTGGTTCCAGCCTGCGTCCTCGTGCCAGGCGACGACACGGTGGGCTACGGCGCGAGCAATCGGCAAATCACGTTGACCATCAACGCGACCATCTATATCCAGCCGCAGGCAGACCTCGGTCGCAAGTACGCCGACCTGATGGCGTGGCGCACATGGCTGCGCGACAGCCTCATTGACGGCGTGACGCTAGATGGCACAGACGCCGTGGCGCAGGCGAGCGTGGTCTCAACTGCCATCGGAACCGACACATGGGCAGACCAGGACTACCTCACCATCTCGGCGACGATTGAAGTGGCAAGCGTGGAGGCAATCGCAACCAGTGCCTAGCCTGAAGAAGCCACTGGCTTATCCAGTCATCAGCCACATCGAGGTGCAATACGTCGCTGGCTCTCTTCCACAAGGAGAGTTCGTCGGAGGATTGCCGCTTGATGGGTCTACAATCAGCGCACCCGCAGCCCTCGCGCAAGCGTGGATTGCGGCAGGAATCGCCAAACCAGCAAATGCCGCACCAGCGGCTGAAGACGACAAGGAGACCGAATAATGCCAGCCGCATCCGCAGGCAACGTCCTGTTCAGCAAACTCGTCGCCTTCAAGGAAGCGACGCCTGGAACGATTCCAACGCTTACCTCTGGCGGCCGCAAGCTGCTCGTCACGCCGACTGGCGTCATCTCCGATGGCGTCACGATTGAACTCGGCGCCGAGCGTTCAGTTGCACTCCGCAACCCGCTCATCGGCTCCACCGGCACCATCGTCTCCATTGAGCCAACCCTGAGCGCAACCGTTCCTGCGGTGAGCGTCGGAGAACTTCCAATCTGGCTCTCCATGACTCGCACCGATACCGTTGCGGGTACTGCTGCGCCATACGAATGGGACTACGACTACTCGATGACGGCGGCAAACTCGCCAACGTCATACTCGCTCGTGGCAACCGACGGCGTGCAGCAGTACGTCGCCAACTATTGCCTCGCTGAGTCAATCACCATCGCGGCAGACCGCAGCGGACTCACGAACCTGAGCGCCAACCTCTTCGCGCAGAACGTTGCGAAGAACAGCGCAACACTGGCAGAAGGCACACCGACCTCACCGTTCATGGCAGGACGCCTCTGGAACGCCTTCCAGCACGGCTCATCCTTCCCAGGCACGGCTGACGGCACAGCGTACGAGTACCTGCTCGACTTCTCACTGGAGTTCAATGCAGGCATCACGCGCCAGTCGTACCTCGCAGGCACGACGACCTTCAGCACGCACAGCGAGAGCAACCCGTTCAGCGGCACGCTGACGATGACGGTGAGCAGCACGGCGAGCGCAGTCTCAACGTGGTACGACGCCTACCGCGCAGCTACGCCGAAGGGCGTGCGCCTGTCGTGGTCAAACGGCACCTACAGCGCGCACATCATGGCAATGATTGTTCCAACCGAAGTGCAGCAGATGGCTGGCGCTGAGGATGGGCTGACGACGATGGCCGTGACCGGCACGCTGGTCTACGACACGGTGAGCGCCAAGAGCCTTCGCATCCTCGTGAATAGCGACTTGGCGGCGCTGCCGTAAGTTCAACCTAGTAGCAGAGAAGGAGGAGGCTAGATGAGCCAGAGCAAGCCACAGTTCCGCACCGTAGACGTGAACCTGTCCGCGCCATTTGAGGGCTGGACGGCGACCATGAAGGCAGAAGGGGTCCCTGCTCGCGTATTCATTGAGCTGCAAAGCGGCAGCGTGGAACGCGCACTCAACGCACTGGAGCGACTCGTCGTGAAGCACAACTTCCTTGACGAGAACGGCGAGCCGGCGAAGCAGGTGCTAGATGCGCCGATGGACGCACTC